GTTTAGTTCGGTTGATGATATTAATCATACAGAACGAACATTTGTATGGACAACCAAGACTTGTATAAAGTGCAGCAAAAGGTTGTTTCTCAGTATTATTTGACCATGAGTGCCAACCTGCTGTTCTATATTCACTAAGAGGTCTTAATAAGTCCCATGCCATACCAGGCAGGTCATGCTCAAGCATATCTTTAGGAACAATAGGTGAAGATTCATTCATAATGATATTACCATCATTATCTCTAAAGACTAAACCTTTTACTTTCTTTAGTGATTGTTCTTCTAGATTTGGTAACGACAGAAGAGAATGAAGTGTATACACACCTTCGTTTTGACAAACAGCATCGATGAATGTTTCTTGTTTCATCGTTTCAATAGGCAATGCAGCAACATGACCACCAACAAACACAACGAATGTATTTGGTTGTAGATTTTTTAATTCTCTTGCTGTTGCAGTGGCACCTTCCATGTTTTGGGAAGATGCAGATGGTTGTTGGCCATATACAACAAAACAAACAACTTTGGCTTTATATTCAGTGATTCTTCTGGCAGCAGATAGGTAATCTAGGCCTTCAACTTCAGCATCAAGAATCTCTGGTCTAAACCCTTTTGCTCTCACACTATTTGCCAACATGGCTGCCCAGATTGGAGGTTCTATAGCGGAGTTATTCTTAGCAAGGCCTTGATAAATTTTTTCAGAAGCGTTAGGATGTACAAATAATATATCAATCATTTTCAACTCACTTAGTAACGTGTATTACGGTTGTGTCCTTTTCTACATCAAAAGAATTAAGTAATCTATTTAATGTTTTGCCGTCTATGACATCTCCTGGCCAAACTACCTTTTGATTTTTTTCGGTAATTACACCACCACTTGTTATGACAAACAATTCAGACTCATCTTTATTTAGCAATAATTCTTTATTGGATGTTTTTAAATGTCTTACCGAACAACCATTTATAAACATTAATTTTGGATTTTCTGAAGCCTCTTCAATCCAAAAACAAGATTCATCTTTTGGTAAATGGTAATTTTGTCCTTCGTATTCTTTACCTGCTCGACCATAAGCATCGTCTAAGCGAACAAGATCGTGTTTATCTTCAGGCGTTTCAATCTCAAATATAAAAGAATCTGTTACAGCTCTTGTTGAATGAAACCTTGATCTAAAAATGTGTATCTTATCTAAACCTTCTAGATCAACAGAATTTCTGAGAAAAGAAAGTTTTGCTTTACCTTTTAATACAACAAATCCAGTGTTCTTATTTGGATGGCAATGCATCGAAGTTTCTTTGTCTTGTTCAATATGAAGATACCATATAGCAACTTCATTATTTCTATAACAAAGGTATTCTTTACCCCAAGGTTTCTTTACAACTATATCATCATAATTCATCAATGCACCCTATTATTCCTTTTCTCTCTCATTAAGTTCATAAGTTCTTCTTCATCTATGTCATCTTCTTCAGCTTCTTCCATTGAACTAAACAAAGCACCTTTCAAAGATTGTTCGCCAATCTCAGACATAACTTCATCTGTTATAAGTTGACTATAATACTCTATCAAATCTTCTTTAGGATCAAAAACAGTTAGAATGTCAGAATCATATATGGTAGCTGAATTTTCTTTAATCAATTCTATTGGAAGCCAAGGCATCATAAACATGACTGTTCTTCCTGATGGTATTCTTTTAAATACTATGTGCATAGGATTGTTTAATAACACTGAAGAGTTTTCTTCATCTTGTTTACAATCTGCAATGATATCTTCACCGGTTTGTAGTCGAACGATTTTAATGTTTTCGAATTCAGGCATTTTTAAGCTCGATGTTGTAGAATTTATAGTTAAACTTTTCTTCATCGTATATTTTTACTCGTTCAATAAAATGATTTAATGTGTAATTCACAAACTTACCTATTCTAAAGTCATCGGCAATGTCAAACAAAACCGCTTCTTCTTTATTGTTGCCTATTCTTAGTCCACGGCCTATCGACTGTAAATTCCTAACCCTGGACTTCGAAGGACTGGCGAAGATAATATTATGTAGGTTGCGAATATTGACACCAGTAGAGAAAGTGCCATAAGAAGCAACGATGATAGCGTTGTTTTCTTTTTCAGTAATCGACCTAACCGATTCACGTATCTCAACATCTGTTCCTCCGTAAACAAAAAATACTTTTCTATTGTCACACTTTGAAGAAATCATTTCATGTAACATTTTACCATGTTTTTCCACAAACTGGAAAAGAACTAGTGTATTACCTTCTAGAGATATGGCAAGATTTTTTATGAATTCATTTCTAGCATTATTTTTTACTATGTACTCCATTTCTTGGTTGTAATCCCAAGTTTTGGCTTGTTTACAGATTTCATCAGGATATTTCAGTAACAAACATTTTATTCTAAAACTGGCTAACTGACCTTTTTCGATTAACTCGGATGTAGTTGTTGCTTTGTAAACTGGACCAAAAAGGCCTTCTAACACCAATCTATGAGTTTGAGTTCCGTCTAATGTGCCTGTTGTACCAATTCTATAACTAGCCGTTGTACAATTTGAAAGTATTGTTGTTAATGACTTTGCTTTGAACTGGTGAGCCTCATCACCTAATACAAAATCATATTGTTCAAAATATTCTGAATCATTTTTATAAATTGATTGCCATGTGGTAATCGTTAAGAATTTTTTCGTGGTCTTGTCCTTACCAGCATACTGACGATGACAAAAAGAATCAGAATCGTACCCATAGTCTTGAAAATCCTTATACATTTGTTCCACAAGTGAAGTTGTTGGAACGATTAATAAACCTTTTTTAAAATCTGAAGCCTGTAAATATCTTATGATCGTATATAATATTAAAGATTTTCCCGATGCAGTAGGTGAAAGTAACAACAACCTCTTGTTTCTTACCGCTTGCACAAAAGATTTTAATTGGTAATCACGAACTTCAAAAGGAATATTTAAAGTTTGAATAAACTCTTTTGCTTCTATCAGAGAGAAGTTTTCTGTAGAATTTAATTGAGAATCAATATAGAGATTATATTTTCTCTCATCACAAAACTTTTGAATGTACGGTAAAAGACCGCCGTAAATATTATATGTTCTTAAATCGGCGAGGCGAATCTTTCCATCCCAGAGCCTATTTTTATAGGCTGGAATGAATTGATACCCTGGGACATAGAAAGTAAAGTAGTCACTTAGCTCTTGTGCTAAGTTTTTTTCACATTCGAAACGGATGTAAACTTCATCCTTTTTATATAATTTTAAATCATGCACCCTGTATAAATCTTTCCCATGATATAAAGTCCCTTAATTGGAATGTCCTACTATTTAGCTCTTTTAAAATACTGGTGCAAAGATCAACAATCTCATCATGCATAGCTTTGTTTGCTAGATAACGGTTCATATCTTCATCACTTTCCATATAGAGAGATATATCAGACTTGAGTAAAAGGGAAAATGGTTCCCAACCGTATTTCTTCAATGTCTCATCATCTAGTTTACCAGTATAATATTCCCATTTGAGTTTCTTCATTTTATTATACTTAAATTCGGATTCTTTGGCAAGCAACCTGTGCTTTGAAAGAATGTTCAAATACTTACTATGAAGTTTGGGAATATCTAATAAGGCTTTTCCAGGTTCTGTTCGATCTATATCAGAATCTTTACGCCACATTTCAAGCAGTTCTTCAATTTGTTTCATGTTATAACACCTCCTGATATAATTTTATACCATTGAGGTTAAAATGTCAAGTTATTTTTTCAACATCGTAATAAGTATACCTAAATGTGGCATCTGCTGTGATAGGGCTGTTTGAATCATCTAAGGCATTCATTATGAAGGAAGATATTGAAACTGGGAAAACATCGTGAAATCTAAAGACTAGATTTGGTTTAAATGCCGAGGATAGTAGAGTTACTGTGGCATCAGAAAATTGTGGAAATTTACTTACTTGATTTGTAGAATACTTATTAAGTCTAGGCAAATCTTTATACTCTTTGTATTCTGTTGGGAAAGTCATCGCTCGAATCCAATCATGTATTTCTTTCCATGATTGTAAATCTTCATCAACGATAAAAGTTACCGTAAATAAATCATAGATCGCTTTCTCACCAGGAGAATACATCTCAACAAATGGAGTAGCAACCGGTATTTCAGAAAGAGATATACCAGGAACACTCAAGTTTTGTACAAAGAATTGGGTGTTAGGTAAACGTGAAAAATTCAACTGAAATTTATTCGGTTGAAGAAAACTGGTGTTTTTAGGGTTTCTATTAATTGCTGTCATACGGTTATTTATAATATAAAAAAAGAGGCACCCGAAGGTGCCTCTTTAAGTCTCCACTCTTAACGGTGGGTACATCTTTTAAAAGATTACATCAAGTTGCTGATACGGAACACACGGTAGTAGTTGTTCTTCTGAGCGTTCAGAGCACCTAGACCTTGGTCAGTACCTTCAGCAAATGGGTTAGCAACTAGACCGTAACGAGTCTTGAAGCCAATCTTTGGCTGGAATGTACCAGTATCAACTGCACGAACCATTTGCAGAGGAACGTATGGGCAGTAGAAAATACCAGCGTCATAAGCGTTCGAACCCTTATAACCAACAACAGCAAACTCAGATGAAGAACCTGCTGGGAAGTATGGGTCGATGTAGACCTTGATACGACC